ACTCAAGGCCAATTTGACGCACTTGTTTCATTTTCATTCAATCTGGGGCTAGGCTGTTTACAGCGAAGTTCTGTGAGAATGAAAACCAATAGAGATGATAAAGGGGGTGCTGTATCATCTTTGATGAAATATTGCAAAGCCGGTGGTAAAGTATTGCCGGGATTAGTAAAAAGGCGCAAAGATGAAGCGGCGCTATATATGTGTTGAACGGGGGTTACAATGGCTGCAGTGATGACGTATGACAGTTTGGTTAATGATATCAAACTGTACCTAGAGCGTACTGATGAACAAACGGTTGCTCAGATTCCTCGTTTTATTATGCTTACTGAGCAAATCATTGCCAGTCAGATTAAATTCCTTGGTAATCTAATCGTTCAAGAATCCGCAATGGTGTCCGATGAACCCACCATTGCTAAGCCCGCCAGGTGGCATAAAACCGTATCCATGAATGTGGTAGTTGATGGCAACCGTCAACCGGTTTTCCTTCGTAAGTATGAGTATTTACGTAATTTCTGGCCCAACGCTACTGAAACTGGGGTACCTCAGTTTTACGCTGATTATGACTACACCCATTGGCTAGTTGCGCCAACTCCAAGCGAGAGTTATAATTTCGAGGTAGTCTATTACGAGCGCACTCAACCGTTAGACTCGACTAATCAGACTAATTGGTTTACTCAATACGCGCCTCAAGCTTTGCTATATGGTTCGCTGCTACAAGCGATGCCTTATCTAAAAAATGATGAGCGGATTCCCATATGGCAGCAACAGTACGAGGCAGCAATGGCTATACTAAAAAGTGAAGATGCTACCCGTAATGCGGATCGTCAAGCTATCGCTATTGATGGGTGACATAGATGACTTCTTACAATTCCCCTTTTACCGCCCACGTTATTCAGCCGACTGATGTTTCATACCGGGCCATTACATTATCTGCTGACACCCAGCTTCAGTGGCCTATTAATGGTAACGCGACGGATAATTACTCCGCGCGTATCATGCAAGTTACGGCAACGGCGCCTGGGCTAGAATTATGGATGCCTCCGGCTAACCAAACGTCAGTTGGTAATGATGCACTGATTAGAAATGTAGGCGCCAATTCATTTACAGTCAAAGATTATGCCGGCACGAACACCCTTATTACGATCGCGGCTGGTGAGACGAAGTACATCTATATCACGACCAACCCCGATGAACAGGGAACGTGGGGCAACATTGCCTTTGGTGTCGGTTCTTCGAGTGCAGATTCGGCGACTTTGGCGGGGTATGGTCTTTTGGCTGTTACGACCACACTTAACCAATCGCACCCGGTAACCACCTTTTCGTCTAATTCTACTGCCGATGGTACATACCGCGCCCAAACGTACGTTTGGACCGGTGGCGCTGGTACCGTTACCCTAAGTAACGCGTCGACATTAGGAAACAATTGGTTTTTCTTACTACGTAATAGTGGCGCTGGTGCTTTAACTGTAGCTACTAGCGGTGGTCAATTAATTAATGGTTCTTCGTCCATTGCACTGCAACCGACTGATTCGGCTATTATTGTATGTAGTGGTGCGGCGTTTTATACAGTTGGTCTTGGTAAGTCAACACAATTTAATTTCACGCAGTTAACCAAAGCAGTAACCAATGGCTCTTATACATTAACTGCTACTGAAGCCTCGAACGTAATTCAAAAATATACCGGGACATTAACCGGGAACGTTACGATTGTGGTGCCGCCGACAGTTCAAGTGTACTATGTCATCAATGATACCGTTGGTGGTGCGGGTTCCTATACAGTTACCTTAACAACCGGCTCGGGAAACAACGCAACGATCTCTGCCGGTAATCAAGCGACTCTAATCTGTGATTCTGTAAATTTATTCAATGCGAACACTGTTTTAGCTGGAGCAGCTTCAATCAGCTTAGGTAACGGCAGCGTTGGTGCTCCTTCTTTGAATTTCTCAAGTGAGACATCGACTGGCGTATATCGAGCCGCTAGTGGGCAATTTAATATCGCTATTCTAGGCTCCAATATGTTTACATTGTCGGCCACTGATCTAACGATCGCTGGTGCTGGGACATTTACCGGCGGCATATCAGGCGGTACGTTTTAATGGCCAAAAAGACGTTCTCTATCGATACCCAACCCGGTATTCAACGGGATGGTACATATTTCGATAAGAATTATTACACCGATGGTATGTGGGTTAGATTTCAACGTGGCCGTCCGCGTAAGATAGGTGGATACCGGGCCATTACCACTAACTCTGATGGCATATCTCGTGGTATTTATGTTAACTCAGAAGACGGCCTAAACCGTATCTATAATGGATACGAGTCCGGTTTACAAGCCACCGATATTGATAATAATGGTATAGGTGCCGGCGTTATTGAAATTACTTTTGGTGGCAAAATCCTTACTACCAGTAACTTGGTCGGTGGATCTTTATACACTAATGGTACATATACCGGCGTGCCTTTAACAGGTGGCACCGGATCTGGGGCTGCTGCAACCGTAGTGGTTTCTGGTGGTGCGGTTACGACTGTCACTATTACTGGCGGTGGTCAGTATTATTCAACCAATGATATTTTAAGTGCTAACGCATCTAGTATCGGCGGTACTGGATCAGGGTTCAATGTTAAGGTGGCCAGTGTAGACAGCCAATTTACGTCGAATCCAAACAATCTATGGCAGTTTGATGCATTGTTCGATTCTCAGGGTGAATTAGCCACATTATTATTGGCTCACCCAGGCCAGAACTTAGCCCAGATCGATAGCGTTGTGAATACTGCGGTGTTAGCGGGCAGAGTAGATGGGTCTGTGGTCCAACCATTGAGAGACATTAATGGCCCTACTCCGACCGGAGACATCGTATCAGTATCTGGTGGGGTGTGCGTTCTGCACCCGTACGTGTTTGTGTACGGCAATAACGGTTTAATTAAAAACAGCTCGGCTGGGGATCCGTATAACTGGAATTCGCCAGATGCTAACGAAACCAACGTAGCTTCGACCAAAATCGTTAAAGGTCTGCCGGTGCGTGGTGGTTCTAACTCACCTTCTGGTCTATTCTGGGCTTTGGACTCATTGATTCGTGTGTCTTTAGCGCCACAAACACTCGGTGTTCCGGGAAGTGCTGACTTTGCGCCAACCACTTATTGGCGTTATGACATCATTAGCTCTCAATCGTCGATTTTGTCTTCGCAATCGATTATCGAATATGACGGTATTTATTATTGGTGCGGAGTAGATCGATTTCTGATGTACAATGGTGTGGTTCGTGAAGTACCTAATTCTTTTAATCAAAACTACTTTTTTGATAACTTGAATTATGACCAGCGTCAGAAGGTATGGGCTACTAAAGTTCCACGATATGGTGAGATTTGGTGGTTCTACCCCCATGGTGACTCCGAAGAATGCAATAATGCGGCTATTTACAACATCAGAGAGAATACTTGGTATGATGCGGGTATGGCGATTGGAGCCAACCGATCTGCCGGTTTTTTCTCCCAGGTGTTTCGATTCCCGATAAACGCCGGTACCGAACTATCAGAATCAATCACTCTTTTTTCGGCTAGCATCACTACTTCTAGTGGTAGTTCTACCGCTACGATGGTTACTAGTAATTTGGTAGGACTATCGCAAGTGGTGGATTGCGCTAACCTGCCAAGTAATACTTACATAACGGCTATTCGACCGAGTGTAACGCCAGGGTACACCGATATTATTTTAAGTGCTAATGCTACAGCCAATGGTACAGCCCCCGCTACATTTAAAACTCAGAGCGGGAAAATTACACTGTGGCAGCATGAAGTTGGAGTAGACGTTGTCCGTAACTCACAATTTTTGGCCGTTGATAGTTACTTTGAGACTTCTGACATCGGTTGGGTAAGCGGTGGTCCTAATCAATCTCCCGCTAGCCTTCCTCCTCAAGGTCCCCAAGGCGGTATTGGTGAGAACCGCTGGCTGCACTTGGAACGTTTGGAACCGGACTTTATTCAGTCGGGCCAGATGGAGCTATACATAGT